TAGTAATACTGTAAACAATATGCGTTTTATTCCCACCACCACTCCGGGCCAGAATAATCATTGCCCCAGGTGTTGTCTCTGTTGCAAGCAGCTTGTCACAATGCGGGCAGCGAATTTCTGTCATTTTTTGACGTAAAATTTATCTTGCTTGTAAAACTTGCGATTTTTGTGTTCTTCTTCAACACGCACAACCACGCCGTACATATCGCCTTTATCAACAACATCGAGCACTTTGTCGATTTTGTAATTCATTTCATTGGCACGTTCTTTCAATGCCTTTGCCACGACATCAGGATATTCTTTAACTTCTTTCGTCATTTCCTCTTTTACTTTTTCCTGTCGCAACTCCGTCGGACTAAGCACTTTCTTTTTTCTTGCCATTGGTTACCTCTACAAATTTAAAGTTAATTGTGGTTCTTCTGCTATTTCTTCAGGCACCACGAATCCGAGTCGACAGCGACAGTTAATCGTTTCATTCGCCGGTAAACTTGGATCGTGCGGCCCTTTTGCTTTGTATCCACCAACTGTAAACTTCTGATTAATAGGAATCGGCGCCCCCCCAAACGCCGGATTCGTCGCACGCCCCACTGCTTCGTGGGATGGTCTTACACGATTATCAGCCGAATGTATCCAAAATTTCTTAACGCCGACCACAGCTTTTGCCAACTGTTCACCACGCAGCTGTGTGGCCATATTCAACGCCCTGTTTGTCTCCGTCCGAGCAATAAATTCTGCCCTATCAGCAATCGTCTTGAACCGGCCTCGCGTAATCGCACCGCCGATGTTCTTAATTACATCTGTGATTGATTGCCCGCTGAGTAGTGCTCGACGAACTTCAAACATAATCACACCACGCGCTTCATCGGAAACCTTTGTGACTAAATCCGCAGTCAATCCTTGCATCACTGACAATAATTCAACTGAAAGCTGCGGTAATGCTGCGAGCTTAATTTCTGCTGCGATGCCTAATGTTCGTATCGGCTCATCAACCAGCTTTTGCCCCAAATCCCAGGCTTTAATCTGTTCTTCGCTAAGAACCACAATATATCTACGAGCAAATTCATCAAATACATTCCGGATCGCCCGTTCGATCGCTGCTTGATTCGCTTGCTCAAAACTACCAGCGTGAACAATTGCTGCTGCTACGTCTTTTCGCGCCTGTCGCAAAATCTCAAGCACTCGCTTGACAGCTGCATCATCTAATTTGTCAGCTTGCTTGAGTAACTGTTCAAGTTTCTTTTTGTATTTCTTTGCGTTATTAGCCACTTTTAATCAACAAATATTGTTTTCACTGGAGGAGGATAATTTTCAGGATGTAACCCATCATAATCATCAGGCACAATATCTCTTTCATCTATTGGTATTTCACATAATTCTATTAGTGATTCTTTTACTATATCCAATTCCTTTTTGCTAAAATCAGCATACCCATTATAATCAAACTTCTTAAGACATTCTTCAGCATAATCAAAATTTTCATCTTCCCATACAATATGAGCAGGACCATACTTTAATGGCCAATCATACCCATTAAGCTTTTCTAATGCTTTTTTATAAACTTCAGCTACTTTTTCAGGCCATCCCCAATAACAATAATAACATGTTCCCATATTAAAATCAGCCTTTAATTAGTGCAATATCCCCAAGTATATTAAATCTACACTATAATTAATTCTTATGCTTCCAAACTCCTCGGCTTAAACACTTTCGGCTCTCTCGGTTCAAAATATTTGCTGATTATCCGATGCAATGTTAACTGTCCAATTTCAACACCAAACTCACGCTTAATTGCATCACGCAGCATTGGCTGTGTTAATCGAATTTTAAAGTGCGTATCACTGATGATTACAGTCACAGCCCTGCCATGCTCCCAAACGTCGATAATATAATTAATTATCTTTTGCTTTTCAACCTCTGTCAAATCTTTGTATTTACGCATATCTTGACAATTTCAACCGAATTTTCTTCATCATTCGTTCATCGTACAGATCGCTTGCAAGCATAAGCTCATTCATCGTCGGCTTTTCCATTGGCTCAGGCATTTTGCCATTAGCCTGCCCGAGCATCTTGTCGATTTCGTCATCAAGCGTCAACTCTTTTTCGATTTCATCAACAGATTTCTCAAACCCAGTTAGCTGGTTCATCATATGCACGGCAAATTCCCGCGCTGTAGCCTCATCGACAAGCCCAGAATCCTTCAGCACCGTAATTGCATTGACGGCCTGGCCGAAAGCAGTGCTATTTGCAACCAAATCTTTCGGGAATACCTCATTGCAAATAATCTTAAAATCAATATTCGTTCGTTCGTTAATCGTTCCTTCTTTGGTATGCCGACCATACTTCTGCGCCTGCTGCAATGCAAAGTACATCACGGTATAAAGAATTTGCTTAATCTGCTCCTGCTCTGCGCCAATTTTCCAAATCACAGGTCGCATGGTTTCGCGGGCAACACCTTGATTTACTTCTCCAGTGAAGCCAAGCATCCAGCGAGGGAGGCCAGAACCGCCAGCTATGTGACCAAGCACTGCCATTGCTTGCGCAGTAGCATCCGTAGCTTTCAGATCAGGTGTAACCGCATTCAATTCAACTTGTTCATTATGCGCAAAAATACTGCCCGGCTTCGGCGGCTTCCCACCCGGGAAATTCCGATTTAGCCATTCTTTAATCTCTGAATCTGTCTTCCCTTGCAGCTTAACATCATAAACGAATGACCGAAGCATCGCCCAACGTTCAGCATCGTTGAACATGCTTTGATCATATAAATCAATCCAGTCCATAAGCGCAAGCAAAGTAGGCCGGCCACGAGTCGAGTTCACCGGCTTGTTAATCGCGAAATAGAACACATCACCTTGCAGTTTCCAGTTGCGCATCCGGATAATGTCAAACTCCTGCTTTCGTCCCATACTATCAGCTTTCATGATCACTTTGTCCGGAATACGCGCATTGCCGGGCACCATTTTAATCCGATCAATGTTAATCGGATCAATAAAACCAATCTCAATCGATCCATCGATTTCATTCACAGCCACAGGCCAGCATCCTTCGCCCATCAGTTTTACATCTCGCCATAAATCCCAAAACTGTTGGCGAAAGCCAGTAATCGGATGCGACCAGAACTCGTCTAAATACGCCTGCACTGCTTCATCCTCAGCCTGGAAGGAAATTCCTGCATTCTGGATCGCCTCGATCGGCTTTAAAATAATCTGCTGTGCAACGGGGTCTTTCTCCCACAAATACATCGAAATCTGCAAAGCCCGTTCGAATTTAAGCGGATTCATATCACGCAGGCTTTGCGTCAATCCGCGATAGAGATGGTCGTCTGGATCAATTCCCGTTCCAGCAGCATCAAGAATTTCAGGGAATGTCGTCTCTTTAAGCTTAAACAGTTTTCTTACGCTTTTTAACAAATTCATCTTTTATTTTCTCCAAATCAATTTTATTCAAAGCCCAAATCCTCGTCTGATATAGTCTTGCGTTTCAAAATATCCTACCGTAGCTTCTCGACCTCCGCCTCCCCAGCAAAGCACAATCGCATCGGCTCGGTCTGGACTTCGGCCAATTCGTGCTTTCACATCCTCTTTTGGTTCTATAATAATTTTCCCAGCTGGCACTTTCCACTTGATTGCACACAATTCACGTTTCAACTCTGGATCAGGCGGAAGCGCAATTCCTACGCCATGTTCAGGATCAAGCGCCTCGCGGAAGAGCCAATAGTATTCAGCACGAATGTTCTTAAACTTGAACTTCCCTGTTTTATCTGTTTTATCACTCGCCTCGCCAAAACCAACAGGTGTTACATTCGCCCCCAAATCCCGCAGTGTATCATAAGGACTTGATCCAATTCCAATCACATCAATATTAATCGGAGCGCCAGCCGCATGATTCATAATCTGCCCAGCTGCTGACGCTCCATCGGGCACTTCCCGACCCGGATATAAAACAAGCGGCGCAAACCATGTCCCTTTACGCCGAGCTATCGCCAAATAATCATCTCCTCCCCGAGCCGGATCAGCACCTACTCGTGTCCATTCACCTTCTGGTTCTTCCATTGACTTCCAGCGTTCCATTGCGGCTTCAACCCAACTTGTCGGGAACACTTGCCAGAAATCGTCTTCGATCTTGACGGTAAAATCGCCATAAAGAAGTTTTGACCGCAACGGCTCCGGCAAATTCATTAAAGTACGTTCATAATCTGTATTTTTCAAATAACTAACCATTTCGCCAGGGATAAACGTCCGGCTCATTGGCTTGTAGGTACGGCCATCAATTTCAATTGGTTCTGGACCAGGCACTTCAACATCTTTGCCATCTTCATTCGTAATAAACCAACGCAATTCTCCCGGCTTTGCCGGATTGGGATAATCCGGATCGAGCCATGGTGCCCAATAGCGAATCACCCATTCACCATCTTGCGTTGTTGGCGGATTGCCAGTACAAACTACACGCACACGTTGGCCCTCTTTCGTAGTCCTGGCCCATGCTTTCACAGTGCGATATTGCGCTTCGGTAAATTCTGTGATTTCATCAAAACCATAAAAATCCCGCGCACGACCTTTATGACGAAGAACGTCTTTCTCGTCCTTTAATCCAGCAAACTCTATTGTTTTGTAACCAAAAACATTTGTCCAAATGCCAGTCTGCTGGTTTAATCGCCCATTCTCCCCGATCAATTCCATGCTTTTAGCTATCAATCCGTCGCCGCCTTTATGCTGCGCAAATTCTCGCCGAAAAATAACCGAATTTGTATGCTCATTTACTGCCAGGCCAAGCAGAAGATAGCTTTTTCCTGTTCCCGCCTTGCCACCACAGAATATCTCATCGGCTTCTGAAAAATAAGCCATTGTCTGCATACCCGGCTCAGGCACAAACGGCTTATCCCAGATGAGTTCGTCAATCTCCGCTAATACTTCCGGAGGCAAGCTGTTCAATTTCTGTTCCAGTTCCAAGATGTCCATTTTTTCGCTGTTCAAGTAAAAACTGCAATCGCTTCAATCGTTCTTCTTGCGTCAACTCATGTTTGTGCGTTATCTCACCACTAATCGCAAGCCCAGCAGGTTTGTCAAGCCCAAGATACTTTGCTCTCCGCTCCATTACTCGCAAAATCCGATCAACTGCTGCATATTCTCCAGCTTCAACCTGCGGCCAGAGAACGTCAATCATTCTGTTTAAACGCTCAATCTCAAGCGTCAAAACTTGTTCGGCTTTTTCTTTTAGTTTTTCGTCAAGTTTCTGAATCGCCCGTTGAGCAGCTTTAAATGCACCTGCTTCTGTTATACCAAGAACTTCTGCAATTTCTTTAAACGTCTTCCCTTTTATGCGCATATCAAGCGCAATGCGTTCGCGCTCTTTCGCTGTTAATTTCCGTTTTCCTGTTTTGCTTGTCGGAGTCGTTGCCATCTTGATCTCGTATGCCTTAACTCATCTCGGTGAACATTTTGGACAATTACATGCTAAATTGTGCGCATGTAATTCCTTTTTTCCGCAAAGATCATGCAAACACATTTCGTCAGTTTTATATTCTGGCAAATTTGGTCTCAAATTATCAAGATATTTTAACTCGTCATATATCCGCTTATGTTCTTCTGCGTTAAACTTTGGATATTTAATCATATGTTCAATAGCAGCTATTGTC